TTGACCCCCGAAGAAGTGAACACCCTGCTCGGAGTGCAAGAGCAGGCGTTCAGCGAGCCTACATGGGGCGAAGAAGATACCGAGGACTACGGATGGGGGGACGAGGAATTCAAGGTCTTGGAGGTGGTCGCAAGCAAGTTTGGGAGCAACGCAGACGACTATGTTGTCATGCACAGTAAGCCAATGCGGTTTGATGCCGACTTAGACGACCAAGTGCGACAAGCGTTCGCTGAACTTGGGGAGGAAGAGAAAGAACTTGACAAAAAGATTGAAGCGTATCGCAAGAAGAACCGTGACGCAAGCGTGGAAGAAATGGCCAAGGAGTTCGGAGTGAGCAAGGCCAAGGTCGCAAAGCGGGTCGCCTACTTGATTACGAAGGACCGCTACCCCATTGCAAGAGCGGTGGACCAAATTGCAGAGCATAACCTGCCCAAGAACATCAAGGAGGTCGCAGAACCCGTGCTTGAGGTCCGCTACAAATACGCATGGGCCGCAGGGTTCAGCAACAAGGACAAACGGACCAGCCGTGAGTTCTGCAAGGTCATGCTGGACCTGGCTGACCAAGGCAAGGTTTACACAAGGGAGGACATCAACGGTATTAGCAATATCATGGGATATAGCGTTTGGAATCGCCGTGGTGGTTGGTACCATACCGCCAGCGGAGTGAATCGCCCCCAATGCCGCCATGTATGGGAGCAGCAGTTGGTAATCCGTAAGGGCAATAAAATCACAAAGGCATGAAGGCACTCTTTATCAGCGAACAAACCCTGCTGGACAACTCGGTCATAAACGAGAATGTGTCGTTTACCCAAATTCGGCCCACCATCGTGAAGGTGCAGGAGATGCGGATTCAGCCTATCGTTGGGTCTGCCCTGTACTCGGAAATGGTGACGCAAGTGGTAAGCGGAACGACCACGGCACTCAACACCACGCTGCTGGAAGATTACATCCAACCCGCTATGGTGCAATGGTTGTATTACGAATTACCGATGGTCTTGGCGTTTAAGTACATGAACAAGGGAATGGTCCGCAGAACCAGCGAGGAATCTTCGCAGATGAGCATGGACGAGATTACAAGGCTTACGGATAAAGTGAAGAACGATGCCGAGTGGTATTCCGAGAGGATTACCAGGTACCTGATGGAGAACCGCACCGACTATCCCTTGTTCAACTCCCCGCCATCGGCTCTTGATACTATTTACCCGAACGGCACCAACTACAACACGGGGATGGCCTTGGATGCAAGAACCCTGCGCCGTGGTGCTGGACTGGACCGCCCTTGGCCTTACGGCTACGACCCCTACTGCAATAACTGTTGAACCCTATGGGAGCGCACTCAAAAAATATTCTGAAATTACAGGCTTATGTCATGGATAAAAATCAAGCAGGCACTCCTTGCGCTTGCAAATGCTCACCCGCAGGTAAACTCGTTCGGGACGGGGGACCCGCTTGCAATCGGAACGGACAACACCATCAACCTTCGCACCCCAAGCCGTGAGCGAATCGTCTATCCGTTGGTGTTTGCGGATGTGCAGTCAGCGACTACGGATGCAGGGACTTTGGCTCTTACTGTGGGTGTCTATTTTAGCGACCGAGTTGAATCCATTGCCACGATGGGTGGCGTGGTTTCGGGCAGTCCAACGCTGGGCTGGCAGGACAACGAAGACGAGGTTTTGAGCGACCAACTGCAAATCGCACAGGACTTCATTTCAGCCCTTACAAACGACCCAACGCAAGAGTGGACGCTAAGTACCTCCGTGTCGCTTACTCGCTTTGTAGAGAGCCGTGACGACCGCACAGCGGGATGGGTGGCTACGATGTCATTCCAACTGCCCTACTCACACTCCGTTTGTGAAATTCCTTCCTAAGATACATTTACCCTAAAGCAGAAATATGCCAACTCCAATCTTACAACAAATGCTCGGTCAGGGCGGTTCCATGCGATTCGTGGACGCTGCGGTATCGGGCCAAAACTTTGACTTCATCGTGGTGAATGCCGCCGCTACCTTTACGACCCTCACGGGTACAGGTGGCGAAGACCTGCTAACCGCTTACGCTTTGAGCGGCAAGTCCGTGTCCGCTGGGATAGTTATTTCAGGCAGGAACGGCGGGAAGATTACGGCCGTCACTCCAAGCGTCGGTAGCGTCATCGGATATACATTCCTGTAAGCGATGTTTATAGGCTACGGCTACGGCTACCCCCGTTCAATGGTCATGGGCAAGACCCCCGCAGAACTTGCGTGGGATGCCTTTAACGCCCGTGCTACGACCGACGGGGCAGCAGCGGCAGAGGCCGCCGTCAGCGGTTGCCTGCAAGCCCGATTCGCCGTAATATTCAATTTCTAATATGCCCACGCCTTCCTTATTGATAGTCCCCGCCCGATTCAAGACGGGAAAATTGTATTCGCAAATCCCCACAAGCGGGGCGGGGGACTTCACCGTTACCCGCAACACCGAGGCACGCAGGTTCAATTCTGCGGGGTTGATTGAATCCGTGGCCAGCGGCATTCCCCGCTTGGACTACTTTACCAGCGGCGGCGTTACGGGGTGTCCTGCGCTCCTTGTGGAGCCTGCGGCGACCAACTTGGCCCTGCATTCCCGTGACCTATCCAACGCCGTTTGGTCGGGGACAAATGTGACAAGAGCAAAGAATGCCGTCGGTGCTGATGGGGTTGCATCGGGTGCCACTACTTTGACCGCTACGGCGGCAAGTGGAACGGTTTTGCAAGCCATTGTTAACATATCCCAAAGCCGTGTATTTTCAGCCTATGTGCGCCGTGTTACGGGGACGGGTGCGATTCAAATGACAACCAACGGAGGAACAAATTGGACCACCGTTACGATTTCCTCCCTCTACACCCAAGTCGCTTGTGCCGCTCAAACGGTTGCAAGTGGAACGATAGGATTCCGCATGGCGGTCAGCGGCGATGTTATTGAGGTGGACTTCACGCAATCAGAGGTTGGGCCTGCATTTACATCGCCCATCCCCACCACCGCAGGCACGGGAAGCCGAAGCGCAGATGTCATCTCGGTAAGCGGAGCGGTCAGCGGAAGCATCGGGCAGTTGAGCGGGACGATTTATGCGGAGGTGGATTTGAAAAATAGAGTTAATGATAAAAACGCAATAACGATAAGTGTGTCGTCAACTCAAAGTTTTTCCATTCGCATAACATCTACGGGTTTTCGTGTTATTTATAGAAATGGAGGGTCTGGAACCGAACTTCCTAATTTAACATTTTCCAATACTGCTGCGGGAATTTTTAAAATGGCATTTGCATACGCCGATGGTAATTACTCTTTTGCCGTAAATGGTAGCGTCAACACAAGTTCTACGCCAAGCATTTTCCCTGTTGGAACCTTTTCTAATGTGGAACTTGGCTCGGTCGGAAATGCTGTTTTCCTCAACGACCGCATCCGTGCCGTGGCCCTCTACACCACCCGCCTCACCGACGCAGAACTCGCACTCATCACCCAGCCATAATGCCAATAGTTTATACACACATGAAGCCAAAAACCCGTGAGATATTTTATATCGGGATAGGCAATGATGTTAAAAGAGCCTTTAGAAACGAAGGAAGAAATTCGCATTGGACAAAGGTTTTCAATAAGTATGGGAAAATAGTTGACATAATTTCTGACGACATATCCCTTGAGTCGGCGAAGGAATTGGAAAAGTTTTTGATAGCGTCTATCGGAGTGGAAAACCTAACCAACAAAACGCTTGGAGGCGAAGGTGCTTTTGGATTGAAACATTCCGAAGAAACAAAAAGGATTCTTTCCGAAAAATCTAAAGGCAGAACTCTTTCTGATGAGGCTAAAAAGAAAATATCCGAAAAATCAAAAGGCCATTCAAACTACCTTCTCTCTCAAACAGACGAGGCTAAGGCCAAGATTTCATTGGCGTTTAAAGGAAAAAAACGAAGTGCTTATTTTTGCGAACAAGTAAGGAAGTCAAAGGTTGGTTATAAGCCATCTGAAAAGGCGATAGTTGCTTCAGTGCAACACAGAAAGGATAATGCTTACCTTATAGTAGAATTGACCACTGGGTTTGTTGGCAAGATTTGGGAAATAGAACAGCAATTCGATGTTTGCCGAAAGGCCGTTTACTACAACATTAGCAGAAACTTGCCTATACTAAATGGCTCTGGAAGGGGTCTTAATTTTTCAAAACACAAAACCACCCCCTAACATGGCCACCTTCCGCAAGTTCGCCTTCCCCGACGGGGCCACCGCTGAGAAACTTTTGGGGCAATCCCTGCAACCGCTGGACTTCGCCGTGCGGGTGGGGGAGATTGACAAAGCCGTCTGCGTGGACATCCTATTCCACGACACCTGCCCCGAACCCTTGGCCGCATTCGTGGTTTGGCCCGCCCCCGTTGGAGTGCATTCGTTCAGCGGGTGGGAGGAACAATACGCCGCAGATTTCCAAGAATTTGCAACACCTTCCAAATAAACACATTTACAACCATGCGCCTATTTCGCCGTAACCCCGACCAACCAAAACTCCCCTTTATGAAATCAGCCGTCATCGCTCTGCTTCGCCATTTGCTCACCTTCATCGGCGGCACACTCGTCGCCAAAGGTATCATTGACACCGCAACCCTCACCGAAATCATTGGTTCGGTATTGACCCTATTATCAGTGGGTTGGATGGCTTTGGATAAATCAAAGGGCGAACCCAACAAGTAGCCACAGGGTGAACCTAATTGAAACCACTATCATCGGCACGGTCAGCGCAATCGTTGGCGGTGCAGTCGCTTGGCTGACCAAAGGCAAATTCACGGCCGATAGTTTGCAGGTGAAGCAAGCCCAAGCGGTGCTGGCTATGTGGCAGGAAACCGCTGAGGCTCAAAAGAAAGAGTTGACCGAATTACGCAATGAGATTGTAAGTTTGCGAGAGCGGATAGAGTTGCTGGAGAACACCATCCAAACACTCGAAGCCGAAAACGCAACACTTAAATCCCAGCGATGATTCTGCCAACCACTAAGCACACTCGCAACATCCACGAAGTCACCTGCCAAAGCGGGCAGGAGTTCTTGTTAATTTCCGACCTGCATTGGGACAACCCGCATTGCGATAGGGGGTTGCTGACCAACCACCTAAAGGAAGCCCAACGGCGCAACGCAGGAGTCATCGTCAATGGTGACTTTTTTTGTTTGATGCAAGGCAAGGGCGACCCACGCAGGAGCAAGGAAGACATACGGGAAGAACACAACAACGCCCGCTACTTGGATTCCATTGTGAATACCGCCGTGGAATGGTTTGCGCCCTACGCCAAGAACCTGCTGCTGGTTGGCTACGGCAACCACGAAACCTCCATCATCCACCACCAAGAAACCGACATCCTGCAACGCTTTGCCAGCACCCTGAACTACGCCACAGGGTCAGCAGTTGAGGTCGGTGGCTACGGAGGAACCATTGACATCCGAGTGCTGCACGATGCAATCCGTGGGGTCAACTTTGTAGTGCATTATTTTCATGGGAGTGCAGGCGGTGGGGTGGTCACACGCGGCGTAATTGCCGACCAACGCCTACTCGCATCCACCGAAGGCTACGACCTCACTTGGATGGGCCATGTCCACGAATTGTACTACCACCAAAACATGATTCACCGCTATGACCGTTCCACGAAGACGCTCCTTCAAAAACCTATTCACCAACTTAGGACGGCGACTTACAAAGAAGAATGGGACGGGGGGTACATGGGCTTTCATACTGAGCGAGGACGAGGCCCGAAGCCTCTTGGCGGATATTGGATGAAGTTGGAAACCAGCCGCAATTCAAGCAAGGACAACAAGGGTCCCGAACTGCAACTGCACGCCACCTTCACCCCTGCGGATAGGTTGTATTAATTACGCATGACGAACGGGTCATGTGTAGAAAACGGCGTTTGTTGTATATTTGCATCGGTCAGGTGGCGAAATTGAGCAGACGCTGTGAGAGTATGTGTAAGGCTCCGTTAGGTTCGTGTAACGCTATTAACGGGAATTAGTAGATGATTTCAAAGATAAAAGCACATACAAAATCTACATACAGGTTCGAATCCTGTCCTGACCTCTAAGCGGATAGGTTGTACGAAGAAATCGTACGCCTAAAGTAGCGGATTCCGCTACCTTCCGCAAACTATCCCTCCTGCGTATCGTTGGCGGTTAGGTAAAGGTAGCCGTACTCCTTTTCAGCATTGAACTGCGGGCACTCCTTCGCAACCCCTGGAAAGTCCCTGTGTCCGCAGATGCGGGCCTTGGGGTACTTCTGCAACCAAGAGAGCAGCACCCCTGCGATGGCTTGCCTCTGCTGGATGGAGCGGTCATCGGAATCTTTGCCCCCGATGTAGGACACATGGAGGCTCGTTGAGTTGTGGCCCGCAACCCCGTTGGTCACTTTGTCGTCGGTGGCCAAGGTCATGATGTTCCCGTTGGGTTCGATTATCTTGTGGTAGCCCGCCGACTTCCAACCCAACCCCTCCTTCCAATGTCTGCGGATGGATGCTATGGTGGTGTTCTTGGGAGTGGCCGTGCAATGGACGACGAGGTGGGTGATGTTTCTCATTCT